AGTCAATATGGAGAAAATGATCCAAGATATTGAACAACTAACGGGCAACAAGTATATTGAGAATGAGTAAGGGGGACTTAAATGGCGACCATATTAGGCGAAGCAAATTTAAGCACATCATTCACAGCCTTTGCGGATGATACTCGTGTAGCAACACACGATACCAATCGCGACACAACCACAGATTACAGAAGACCTTTAATTATTCGAAAAGATGACATAGTAGTCACTACACCAACTGATCCATTACTCCAGTATCATAACAACACAGGAGCGGATTACAATCGAACCACAGCCGTTGGTGATCCCAAACTGAGCATAATCAGAGGTAATGCCTCGGTTGCTTTAGAATTACAATTTGATTTCACAGATATTGACCAAGATGCTGTGTTTGACACAAATTCATTGGAGATTGAACTAGATATACAGAGCGGTTTGAAAGGTCACAGTGGTTTTTCAGGCAACCAAAACACAGGTGATCCTTACTTTGGATCATTCCGATTATCGTGGGACACAGAGGACAGTGATTACAGCATACCCAGTTCACCAATAATTAGTGACGAAATAAAAATAACTTCAGAAGACAGGCAGACCATAACAACACAGATTCCAGGACATTTCACGACAGGTGGCAATATGGGTGCCAATCCCACATTGACAATAACATTCTTACCTGTGGTAAACAACCCATTGGCAGTTTTACCAACTATTCCATCCGGATCAAATTTTTCTTATGCCAATCGTGGTATTGACAGCACCAGTGGAAATATAGAAATGTATTTGTATAGTGTCAAAGCCAGATATAATTACACAGGAAGAACATTCATAACCACAGGTTATCAGTCATTTGTAAATGATACATTTTCAGCAACAACAGTGGCTCCCACTAGCACAGGAGATAATAAACCAAGTTCGCATCCAGTTGGTAGCGATTTTGCTTTTTTTGATAGTCAAGACAGTTTCTATAATATCACTATTCCAATACCAACATCGATAACCAACAACACGGCAAGAACAGAAGAACTGTCATTGACATTGAATGATATCTTAGTTTGTCATAGAAACAACACCAGCAACTACAACAGCAACCAGAGTGTATTTGGTTTTATGTCCGTGATTGAAACAGATTCATCGGGCAACTCAACCACTCACAGCAATGAAGCACCGGTTCCATTGACAAGACAATTTTTCACAGTGAATTATCAGGCTGACAGCGATGGATTACAAGAGCCTTTCCCCAGAGCAGAAACTAGTTCATTCAATTATACGACATTTGATGATAGTGCTGTGACTCCAAAACAAACATTCACGATCGACATAACTGACCTAAGTGGTTGGGATGGCATATTTGACAGCGGATCCACATATTCCATAGGATTACACATCAGAACAAACACAGACTCATTCGGCACAAAATCATTTGGTTTTGGTGTTAAAACCTTTGACATTGAACAAACAGTCGCTGAAGGAGATTACAGATTCGCCAGTATGATACCAGATGATCAAATATACAAAGGACTTGGAGCAATACTACGACTTGAAACAGGCAGTGGAACTTCCAGTTCCACAAGAGTTTTCACATTGAAGAACAACACCAATGACAATATCTTTAATGCCACAGGCACAAATGCCAAAACAGCACCACCATACCTAGCACCACTCAACTCTATCAACAATATTGCGGGAGGTCCCGGTTCAGGTGTATTAACAGGATCACCAGAGGCTGTGTTGTATCAACAGACAAAGTATTCAGATAGAAAAGATGATGGATTGACCAATGAAGTGGCAGGAACCATATCAATGTTTAGAGATCAAAATTTAGATACGGTGGTCTATATAGGTGGTAATCCAGTCGTTCTACTCAGAAAAGAATTGAACATAGCATATATGTCGGAGATCAACGGTGTGGCATCATTGAGCACCAGTTTCACTACCACAGTGACTCCTGCTTTGACACACGGACTGACCCCAACAGAGATTGGCACATTGTCATCCAGTTTCACAATGACCACATTGGGTGGATTCAGATTGAAAGATCCACAACCAGAAGTTGATTTGACTTTCAATGTTGATGTGGCGGCAAACAATCTACTGACAACATCAGCACAACCACTTTCAACCAGTTTCAGCACAACGGTATCAGCCAGCAACATCAAGAGTTCCACGATCCCCACGATGGGTATGGCATTTGGTGTGACAGTCGCAGGCACAGTATTGATCGACACGGCATTGGCAGGACCAATCCAGATGCCAAGTGAATTTGTATTGACATCAACTGCCAACAACATAATAGCAGTGACTGGACTGAATCCAGCACAACCATCAGCGGCGATCGCCATAGCAAGTTTGAGTGAATCAGCAGGCGACATAGACATAATAAGAGCACCAAGTGGTGCCAACAAGGTCACACTGACCACTGAGACAAGGACATACATAACTGACGAATTTGATAGGACGATAACACCAGATCCATTCACTAGGATATTCACAGTGAACAAACAAGATAGAACAATAACAGTGGATCGATTCACGACCACGGTTGATGCGAGGGACTTACTGTAATGACAGATCTATACACCAATTGGCGACAGGGCAACAAAACCAAATACCTAGAGACCACAGTGGTAGCGGCCACCACAGGTTCCACAACTGACTTCAGTGTGGATCTGTTCAACAGATTGGACAGCGGAGACAGTTTGATCACGGCCACGGTGACATCCACCAGTTCGGGCATCACTTTCAACTATGTGACCGTGTATGCTGACCTAATAGCGGGCAGAACGGCACCACACCAGATAGTGGGTTTCTTGACAGTGAGTGAGGTGGGCACACACGATGTGAAATTGACAACAACAACAGCAAATGGGAGAAAGTTCGTATATCACTTTGATGTGTTTGCGAGACAATAAATAACAGTATGACAACAGGATACGAAAGAGACAACCAAGGTGCTTTCATAAGGAAGGATCCGGAATCAGTTTTAGATTACACTATAAATTGGGCCAGTTTCCTCACAACCGGTGACAGCATCAGTTCAGCCACTTACACGGTGGACACAGGTCTTACCAAAGACAGCAACACGAATACCACGACAACAACCACAGTCCAATTGTCAGGTGGCACAGCAGGCACAGTTTATGAAGTGAAATGTGTGATAGCCACAGTGGCCAGCAGGACCATAGCAAGAAGGTTTAGAGTAAAAGTAGAACAACTACACTTATAAGCCAATAACACAGGTGATACAACACCGTAAAAAAAGGAGGCAGAGAGTATGAAATTCACAGATTGGTTATTGAACCAAAATTACACAAGAGAAGACTTTGACGGTCTAGACACACATCATCAATTCGAACTGATAAAACTATATCTATTGGGAGATGACAGTGAGTAAGGACCCAAACTCGGAGAAATCAAAAGATTTCAATGAAGAGTATAAAAGGAAGCAGGAAAAATGGGGCACTATGACCAAACAAGGACTCATAGTGGGCAGGGGTGACAACAAACGGGTCATACCACCAGATGAAGTGTATAAATTGGCCGCTTTACATTGTAATTACCAAGAGATAGCGGACTGGTTTGACATAAAGCGAGAGACATTGAAATACAACTTTCGTGATATTATACAAAAAGCATACAGTGAGACCAATCAACGGTTAAGGAGAGCCCAAATTGAGACAGCAATGAAGGGGAATGCCGTTATGTTGATATGGTTAGGCAAGAATATGCTGGGACAATCAGACACACCCGTAGGTAGTGAAAACAACCAACCCTTACCTTGGAGCGATGAATAATGGCAAAGGTTAAACAACAGATAGAACACGAAACAATCAAGAAGAAGACTTCAATTGGTTCAGGCAAGCATTCAAAGGCTATGATGAACAAATCAAAGAGAAGAAGTTATAAGAAATACAAAGGACAAGGTAGGTAATATGGCAAAGTATCAAAATAGAACGGTAAAATTGAACAAACCAATGAGAGGTGATGTCAAGAAATTCAAAGTTTTCGTCAAAGATCAATCAACTGGCCGTGTGAAGAAAGTTAATTTCGGACAAAAAGGAATGAGCATTGGAAGGAACAATCCCACAAGGAGGAACAGTTTCAATGCCAGAATGGGAGCAGTATTGGACAAGGTAAAGGGACAAAAAACCCTTAGTCCGGCATACTGGGCCATCGAAAGTTGGAAAAAGGGATTTAAACTGTAATGGCCAGACCATATGAATATGAGACCTTACACACCCGGCCGGCCGGTATAGGTGGCAAAGAAAGAATCACTGTGGGTTCAACTCGTATGTTCGGAGTGAAATATCGTAATGCCAAAGATGAATATTGGGTGGGAAAAGTGATACAATGTGAATTGACCGGCACAAGGAAATATCAGAAGATGTTCTTCAGCAATCGCACATCAGCACAAACACAATGTGACAAACTCAACGAACTGTATAATTGTATAGAATATAGGGTGGTAGAAGTGGTCGAAAGATAGCCATTTATAAAATGTGTTAAGAAGCCAATTTGTCTAATTGAGCCTCCGCCTTTTCAATGTAGTTGTATTTCATCTTTATAAAATGATGTGCCTGATCTTTGAATATTCGGACCAGATCTGGATTATTCAAATTCAGTTGTTGTAGTATCTTTGGCACTAGGCCAATTTTTTCCAACTTTTGTCTAGTGGCCTTTTTCTGTGTCATATCTTCGAATACTAATGTGAGTCTTTTAAATATCGAACAAAACACACAATGGTATAGCATCTGATTCTCCTCCAATGTAAAGTCAGGTGTCCATACCTTGCCGGCTATACCCGCCATTTCGCTTTCCGCGGAGATCATATCGCAATACATTTTTATCTCTTTTTGTTTTAGTGCTACCTCGCGAGGTATTATTACATTTTTAAATATTTCTTCATTTGATATACCATTGGCTCCCTCTGACTTCACTTTGTCATTGATCTTGTCAATTTCTTTATTAAGAGTTTCAAAACTGACTCGTTGGTGATCCATATAGTCCTTGTTATGTGTGTCATTCGTCCCACTTAGGAACTTCCAAAATTCTTCTTTTATTTTGATATTGACACCCGCTTTCTTGGCCTGTTCAACATCATTCTTCCAATCAAACATATTTTGATAGCAATGAGTGATCTCGTGTTGGAATATGTGAATGTCCATTGATTTGAATGTTTCGGCCACCTCGCATAATTCACCATTTTCGAGTTCTATCGCCGGTATCAAAAGCATATTTTGATATTTTCCAGATTTTCGATCAAAACCTGATTTAGTCGCCATCCCAGTGGTTTCCGCCCCACCTGACTCTGCTAAACTATCAGGCATAGTTTCAGCAAAATCATCCACACCCGTAACCGTCACAATGGGATCGAACGGCACATCAGTCATATCAGGCATAGGTAATCGTTTTTCGATGTCCTTCCACAAATGATTGAGAATGTGGGCAGTCCTAGACTCCCAATGATGTTGTTTGCGATATTCTAGGTGAACACCGCCGTTTTCAACTGCCGATATAAATTTTAACATTTTGTTTTCCTTTTTTTAGTTATTGTTCCTTAATTGTAGCATATCTTTGAGATCTGTCAACCCCCTAAAAAGTGGGCAAATTAACCGCTTGACAGTTCTTGTTTCTATGTTATTATACTATAAACAAAAGGAAAACATATGAAACAAGACAGACACATACAAGAAGATATCAATCAAACATTGATGGTCAAAGCAATCAATGATAGAAATAAAGAAAGATATGAACAATTGATAAGAGATGACAAATTGGCTTCATACAAGGTAATGATATGATAGACTTTCCTTACAAGATAAAGAACACAACGGCCAACACCACTTATGTGGAACCATACACGGATGCCAACATAGTGGATCAGAACAATATATGTGATCAATTGAGCCGAAGTTATACGGAATTGAATGAGATAGCGATGGACAATGTGACCATATTTGAAAGATATCTCAAACACTTGGGTAGGAAACCAAACAAAGTCTCCTTGAAGAACTTTTTCAAACACAATTTCAAAGAACTTACGGTGAGTCCAAATCCCAAGAATCCCAAAGGCCTAAAGAAGCAGAAGATAAACAGACTGATCAATGGGATGATGTATAAGTTATACCGTGTGAGGACTGATCCAGACAAGAACAACCTTTCGATACAGATCATAGACCAACACAACAAGATGATGAGTTTGATACAGGGATTCCTAGATGTTATGTGGAACACACAGGACCATTCATTCTTACAACTGATCAGGACACCGGCCCAAGTCAAACAACAAGAGCAGTTGAAAGACAATATGAAAGCATACCTAGAGAACCTCAAGATCAATGCTTACAATCAAGGGATGTTGAAACAAACAGAACAGAATGAAAAACTGATCAAAACCGGATTATTTGAATAAAAATTGGCAAAATAACCCCATTGACAGATCACAGAAGTGTGCTACAATTATAAGATAATAAACCAACAACAAAGGAGAACAAAATGACCAATGATAATGATAACATAGCATCAGCAATTAATAAGCAAACTGATATTTTAGAAAGTGTTATAGAACAAAACCATACTATGGGAGATGATGACATATATGGTTTCACACCAAATAGCAATTTAGGACAGATTGCTTATAATTTAGATCTTATCAACAAGACTCTAAAAGATATATTAGATGTGTTGAAAACCAAGGCAAAATAACCCCATTGACAGATCACAGAAGTATGCTACAATTATAAGATAATAAACCAACAATAGGAAAACAAAATGAAGAAAAAACATTTAGATATTATGCTAATGAAAGTATTACAAGGTGATATGGGCAAAGTCGCTAATGGTGATGATAGTCCGGTCACCAGAACATTAGCATTAGCCAACTTCTTAAAAAATGAAGGTGATGAAGCAGGAGCGAAATATGTTGTCAATACAATGGTTTCAATCTACAAGGAACATTCTCCGGCAATGTATGAAGCAGTCAAGCATTTAGAGGAGGCCGATGCTTAGAAAAATATTTTGGGTATTACTGATATATTGGTTGGTCATAGTTGGTAGCAGTATCAACATAGCCAAGGCAGATGAACTAACACCTAAACAAGAGACCAAGATGAAATGGTTCCAGGTGCTTACTGTGATGGATGCCTTACAGACGATCAAGATAGCATCAACACCGGGACTGGTAGAACTGAATCCCATTATGGGTGCCAATCCAAGTGTGGGCACGGTTATCGCTTTCTTCACAGTCAGGAACATCATACACAAACAAGTGGTTGAAAGAGTGCCACAGAAATACAAGGACAAGTTTATTGATATACCATTGGTAGGTCAAGGCATAGCAGTGGTTTGGAACCTAGGCAACGGATTGGGCATAGGATTCTAAAAAGAATTCGCAGGTGATTGTCGTTAGTCACTTGTGGATACGGGCAAGGTTGAGTGTTTGTCATAACCTGCCCGGTTTTCCTAAAAGGGAGTTGATCACGATCGGCAATTATGCCAAAACATAATGGTCGGGGTCAATTCCCCATATACAAACACCCCACCACTCCCATTAGACCCCACTGTAAAGGTCTCTGTGTGCTTCAAATAATGGCATTTGACCGTGTTTTATCGACAGATGCTATAAATAACACTAATGCCTTTATCACCAGCACAGAAACAGATAGCGGATAGCAATCGCAGATTCAGAGTATTGATCTCAGGAAGAAGGTTTGGAAAGACACACTTGGCCATCAGAGAGATGTGTAAAGTGGCATCAAAACCCAACCAGAAGATATTCTACATAGCACCCAGTTATCGTATGAGTAAAGGTATAGTATGGGATCAATTGAAAAAGAAATTGAGAGATCTCAATTGGGCCAAAAAGATCAATGAATCAGATCTATCCATAAGATTGATCAATGATAGTGTAATAAGCCTAAAAGGTGCTGACAATGAAGACAGCCTTAGGGGTGTTGGTTTGGATTTCGTGGTATTGGATGAGTTCGCTGACATAAGCCAGAAGGCTTGGGCGGAAGTGATCAGACCCACTTTATCAGACACAGGAGGTAGTGCTTTGTTCTGTGGAACACCAAAAGGAATAGGTAATTGGAGTTATGATCTATATCAACAGGCCACATTGGATCCAGACAATTGGCAGAGTTTCCAATACACCACCATACAAGGTCAGCAGGTGCCAGCAACGGAGATAGAACAGGCCAGGAATGACCTAGATGACAGGACATTCAGACAGGAATACGAAGCCTCATTCGAGACATATTCCGGCCAGGTCTATTTTAACTACGGACCACAGACCATATATCACGAGAAGATAACCATACCCAAACACATATACTTGGGAATGGACTTTAACATAAGTCCAATGAGTGCCGCGGTGGCAACAAGGACAGAACACGGCATCATAGTGTTCGATGAGATAGTGATATACGGATCAAACACTGATGAAATGGTCAAGGAGATAAGATCGAGATATCCCGATCAACAGATAACCATATATCCAGATAGTGCTAGTAGACAGAGAAAAACATCAGCAGGTGGTAGGACCGATCTAAGTATTTTGGTCAATGCGGGATTCCAATGCTTGACAAGACCCACAAATCCTGCTATAAGAGATAGAGTGAATGCTGTCAATAGTGCTTTGAAAAGTGCCAATGGACAACAGAAACTTTGGATAACACCAAATTGTAAGAATGTTATAAAAAGTTTATCTAGACAGATATACAAAGAAGGAACCAGCCAACCGGCCACAGACGGCTTGGAACATATGGCTGATGCCTTGGGATATATGGTGGAATACATATATCCGATAAAAAGAAATAGTATAAATAATAACAAAACTACGACTTGGTCAATGCGAACAAATTAAGGACATATAGAATATGGCACAAATTCAAGATGCTTTTGATGTAAAATATAGACTTGAATACTACGGTTTAGATCTACACCCACAATGGAAAGACAACATAAAAAGATGGCAGTATTATAGCGACAGTTATAATGGTGGGAATGATTTCAGAGCCGGAAGGTATTTGGTCAAATATGTTTTAGAATCAGATGAAGATTATGACAACAGATTAAGACAAACCCCTTTAGACAACCATTGTAAGAGTGTAGTAGAGACATACAACAGTTTTTTATTCAGAAAACCACCAATCAGAGATTATGGAACACAGGTGGTCAACGATCCAAGCCTAGACAATTTCCTAAATGACTGTGACCTAGATGGCAGAAGTTTCAATGCTTTTATGAGAGACTGTGCCACTTACAGTTCAATCTATGGCCATATATGGGTCCAAATTGACAAGCCAGCCACTCAGAGTAGCACGAGGGCGGCAGAATTACAACAAGAGATTAGACCATATGTGTCGATCATAACTCCAGAGAATGTCATCGATTGGAAGTATTACAGGAAACCAAACGGAGTATATGCTTTGGGTTCACTGACATTGTTAGACGGCATAGATGACAACAACATATATTACAGAACCATAACAGAAACAGAAACAACTATCAAATCGAGAAGCAACATCAAGGACGGAGACACCATAGTAGAAGTGATTCCAAATCCTTTGGGTGTTGTGCCTTGTGTGCCAGTGTATGCCGGTAGATCACAGACCAGAGGTATAGGTATATCAGACATATCAGACATAGCGGACACACAGAGAGCAGTTTATAATGAATTGAGTGAGTTAGAACAACTCATCAGGATTTCCAATCACCCAAGTCTTGTTAAAACAAGCGGAACCCAAGCATCAGCAGGTGCCGGTGCCGTCATAGACTTGCCGGATGACTTGGACCCCAACCTTAAACCATTCTTGTTGGAACCATCAGGTTCAGGTATTACACAGATAATATCCTCTATCAATGAAAAGACTGACAGCATAAACAGGATGGCCAATATGGGTGGGGTGAGATCAACCACAGCCAAATCAATGAGTGGTGTGGCATTACAGACAGAATTCCAACTGTTGAATGCTAGGCTATCACAGAAAGCAGATCTATTAGAACTTGCTGAAGAACAGATTTGGAGAATGTGGGCATTATGGCAGAACATAGCATTTGATGGTGTGATAGATTATCCAGATTCATTCAACATACACGACAAGGAAAACACTATAACCTTATTGAAACAGGCCAAAGAGACCAATCCAGCCAACACCGAATTGTTGAAAGAGATTGACATTATGTTGGCCAAAGCATTGATCACAGATGAAGATGTGTTGGAAAGGGTTATCACAGACCAACAGAACACACAACCTTTGAACACAGAGATGACACATCCAGCGATGACCAACCCAACTGAATTGGTCACACATATGAAAGAGATGATCGAACAAGGTTATACCACGGAACAGATTTTACAACTACATCCAGAGATATCTGCGATGTTCAACCAGGAGGGCGAGCAAGATGGCAATGAGTAAAAAGAAAAAGAAAAAAGGTGGCAAAAGAGGCGGAAAAAAAGGCGGTAGAAGAGGTTAATTGGACCGACTACTTCGCTTCTATTGTTTCAGTATGTCCTTGGAGCAAGGCATATTGGGCCAAACAACAGATAGACATAGTTGATTGGCAAGGAAGAATTTTGGCACTAGATGGTTCAGTGGCCCGTGTTTATAAACACCCCAGAGCCAGTGCCAGACAGTTAAAGAAGATGATGAATCTCTTTAATGAACAAAGACCAAATGAAGAATGGTTATACAGCCATCCCAAATTTGGAGGACACAGCACACCGGTCCCAGTGTTGATCCAACAGGACTATGCTCTTTTAAAGAGTATAAGGGACCACATAAATAATAAAAACAACCACTAAATGGTTGGACAGTTGAACTAATGAACTATAAAAAAGGAGAATAGACGATGAGTGAAACGGAAAACAACACTGAGCAGACTCAGGCTCCAGCGGAAGCACCAGCGAATGCTGTTGAACAAACTGAAACTGATGGTAAACAGTTCTCACAGGCTGAACTTGATAGGGTCGTAGCAGACAGAATCGCGAGAGAGCGAAGAAAGTTTGAAAAGAAATATGATGGAATTGATCCGGAGTATTACAACGAACTCAATCAAAAGGCTGAGAAGGAGAAACAAGATAAACTGAAAGCCAAAGGTGAATTTGAAAAGATTCTTAAAGATACGGCAGAAAAAAAAGATGCCCAAATATCTACTTTGCTTAATCAAGTGAAAACTATCAAGATTGATGGTGTATTGCTTGACACCGCTTCTAAAATGAAGGCAGTTAATCCGGGACAGGTCACACAATTGATCAAGGACCAGGTTAAAATGAACGAAGCAGGTGATGTTGAGATTGTTGATTCAAAAACAGGACAAACCAGATATGGTGAAAATGGTAATCATTTGACCATAGAAGATTTGACCAAAGAATTTTTAACGGCTAACCCCCATTTTGTTAGTGCCACTCCATCAGGAACGGGTGCTACCAGTAAGATAGGAGACCAGGCCGGCAGTGGTGAGAAATTAGATGTAAGTAAATTAGATATGTCCAACCCGGACGATAGGGCAAGATATGCCGCATATCGAAAGGACAATGGACTTGCTTAAAGTTAAAGGAGAAAACAAACTATGGCAAATTCAACAACTACTACATTAAATGACCTTATATCACCAATGGTGGCAGAGGCTTTATTTGTAGCAAACGAAAGATCTATTATGAGAGGTTTGGTGAGAAATTACACTTTACCTTCTAATAGTGGTAAAACAATCCAAGTTCCAATCTACCCAACAGTGACGGCAACGGCACCGGGTGAAAATGCGGACTTAACTTCAACAACTATTTCTACTGGTGTCGCTAACTTGACAGTATTAGAAAATGGTATTATGACTACACTAACTGACTATGCGATGAATGTATCAGAATCAGATGTTGTAAGAGACCTAGGTAAATTATTTGGTGAAGCAATTGCCAAAAAAATTGACACAGACTTAACAGCATTATTCGATGGCTTCACAACAGAAATTGGTGATGGAACAACGGCTTTCACAGCAGACTCAATCTTCCAAGCAGTAGCACAACTAAGAAAATCAGGTGTGCCAGGTGACGATCTAGCCTGTGTGGTTCATCCATTAGTAGCATATGATATGAAGAAATCATTGACTAACACATTTGCTAACCCTAATCCAGGTGTTGGTAATGAAGCATTAAGAACAGGCTTCGTTGGTCAAATAGCAGGTGTTTCAGTATATGAAACAGCAAATATGGCAGACTCATCAGGTAATAACCCAGGAACAACGGGTGATTACAAAGGTGCTTTATTCCATAGAGATGCTTTAGGTTTAGCGATGTTATCAGATCTTAAAATTGAAACTCAAAGAGATGCTTCTCTTAGAGCGACTGAGATCGTAGCAACAGCAGTATATGGTGTAGGTGAACTACACGATTCATATGGTGTTGAACTAAACCACGATTCTTCAATCCAATCATAATAATTGGATTGCGGTGGAGCAACGACAACAATTTGGGTGGGTGTTTTATACACCCACTCATAACAAAGGAGACATACACAGATGAGCAACTATTCAACAGATGCTGACATACTAGAATATGAACCACAGATCAAAGATTATGGTATCATAGACTTCACAGATTATCACAGCAAGACCACGGCTGATATACAAAGACATTTGAGAATTGAATGGTGGCCTAGAGTGAAAAGAAGCAGTCTCACTTCAAAATATTTTTCTACAACAGATGTGGAAATGAACAACACAAAATTACAGGCCGCACAATTCAAAGTGGCGGCGGTGTATCACATATTGGCATACTACATACTACCACAACTGACACAGCATTCATCAGAACCGGATAGGTTCAGAATGATGATAGACTTCTACAAAGGCAAGTTCAGAGAAGAGTTTGATCTTATCTTACAAGATGGTGTCAAGTATGATTGGGATGGTGATGGCACGATACAAGACACAGAAGAACAACCACAACATTTCAACAGATTGGTAAGATAATATGTCAGTTAGAGAAGACATAGCCAAAGACATAGTCCAAGCATTGGGCGACATAACCAATCCAGCAGTGGTGTTGGTGTCAAGGAATCCAATAAACTTGACAGATATGAGTATAGCACAATATCCGGCTATAATAGTGAGAACTTCAGAAGAACAGAGATCAGATGAGGCGATGGGCGGGCTCCGTTTGTCCTTGATCAACTACACGATCCAAGGTTATGTGAGAGCAGACAGTAGTGCTACCACATCAAACAACAACATTGACACACAGAAGAACAATTTGGTCGAAGCCATAGAAGAGAAACTTGAAGAAGATAGAACAAGGAACAGTCTAGCATTGAACTCATTTGTTTCAAGTGTGGTCAGTGATGAGGACAGTTTATATCCAATTGGCAGAGTGGATTTGACATATACAGTTCAATATAAATACACACGAGGAACAGTATAATATGAGCAAAGCAATTAAAATATATAGAGACGGAAAAGAATTTGTTTGTTTAGAAAAACGAGCGAACTTTCTTGTGGACACTCAAGGTTACAGTTTCTCACAAGAAAACAAAACAAAAGCACCAACTAAAAAACGAAAAGCCAAAGTCAAAGTTGATGCTGATGTGATCAAAGTGGATTCACCATTTAACGATGGGGAACCCATAAACATTGACGATGGCGAAACAAACTCGGAGGAATAAACTATGACAACAGCATTTTCAGGTTTTGATGGTGTGATCCAATTCACAGATGCGGATAACTCATTATCAGATTCGGTGATCGGAAATTTAAGAAACTTTTCAATTGAAACTACTCAAGATTCAATCGAAACGACTTCTATGGAAGACAGCGGACACAGAACTTTTAAAGCAGGCTTATCATCATTCACTATTTCAGGCGATGTATTTTTTGACTATACAGATGCGGTTCAATTAAAAATGGAACAATTGACTTCAAAAGACGACACAACAGCAGGCAACGATGCCGTGGCTTCTTTCAAGGCATATCCAGCAGGAACAACAACAGGTATGGCAAAATACTCAGGAGATATGATTATCACATCTTTCTCAGTGACATCGAATGTTGACGGAGTGGTAGAAGCAAGTTTCAGTGCCCAAGGCACTGGTGTATTAGCCGTAGATGCGGCCTAGGTAGTTTATGATCGGTGTTAAGGTTGTAGGTGGTTTTGATGCTAACAAGATGGGCAAACAAGTCCAGAAGATGTTAGACCAGATCAAAAATGAAACTTATAAAACAGCCCGATCATTTACACCTGTAGATACAGGCTATGCTAAGAGTCAGTGGGATAAGCAATCAACATCCCAAGGATTCAAAGTAAAGAACGATACGGACTATATCCAATTTTTGGATAAAGGCCACAGCAGACAGGCCCCACAGGGCATAACAAAACCGACTGTCAGGAAGATGACAGGGTATATTAAAAGCAGGAGATTAAAACGATGACTGAATCGGACAAAAAGAATACACCATCGGCACTTGAGGCCGCAACTGGACACTTCAAGAATAGACTTGGTGGTGACCTAGGCAGATACAAGTGTGAAGAGTGGGGAATTGACATATACTACAAAGCAACGGCTTCATTGGCAGTTGAAAACAAGATTATGGCATTCCAACAACAAGGCAAGACAGCAGAGGCTTTAGTAGAAAGTGTTATCAACAAGGCTTTGAACAAGGACGGTGAGAAGATGTTTAGACCAACAGACAGAGCAACTTTCTTACACGAAGTTGATCCACAAGTTATTATCAAGATAGCAACAGTTCTAAATAATGCCAATGATGATAGTGTTGAGGATATAGAAAAAAACTAACACGGGACAGAAACTTGTATAATCAAGTTTCCCTAGCAGACTATTTAAAGTGTAGTATTGCTGAGGTCCAAAAGATGTCCCTTATCGAGTATAAAACTTGGTTGGCTTACTTTCAAATCCGCAAGGCTGATGAACAAGCAGAGATGAGGAAACAACAGGGTGGCAGATATAAAAAGTAAGATAATACTAGAAGGTGTTAATAAGACACAGAAGAGTTTCAATGATGTCCAGAAATCAATGGGCAGACTTGAAAAGAACACTCTCAAGAGTAGTCAAGCATTCAGTAGATTACAAGGTGTCATACTTGGTGCCGTGGCGGCTGTTGGGACTTTCAAACTGGGCAAGGCATTCCTTAACACAGCAGTTGAAGTAGAAAACTTATCAATACAATTAAAATTCTTAACAGGATCAGCAGAAGAAGGCTCCAAAGCATTTGAAACTTTGACCAAGTTCGCAGGAACGGTGCCTTTTGAACTACAACAGATAGCCAATGCGGCTCCAAATTTGTTGACAGTTGTTGATGGTGCTGATGAATTGAATGAAGTGTTGAAGATAACTGGTGATATCGCGGCGGCAACTGGTTTAGATTTCAAAACAACGGCAGAACAATTACAGAGAGCATTTTCAGGTGGTATAGCGGCGGCTGATATCTTTAGAGAAAAAGGTATCAAGTCATTGTTAGGCTTCGAAGAAGGTGTGAGATTCAGTGCTGAACAGACCAAACAACATATAATGGGTGCTTTCAGAGATGGTAGTGCTGTGATGATTGGTGCCTCAGGTGAGATGGCCAACACATTTACAGGAACTATGTCGATGATGAACGATAAACTGTTCCAATTCCAAAAGAAATTGATGGAATCAGGACCATTTGATTTTATAAAACAAATGATGAAAGCAGTTGACACAGCATTGACGAAGAATTTTGACAACATAGAAGATGCCGCTGAATTTATGGGCCAGAAGATAGTGAATGCTATGAAGGCCGGCATAATAGGATTGGCCAAAT